AGAAAGAACGCTTGCAAGAAGAGCATGAACAAAATCTAGTTGAAGAAGTTACTGAAATCAGAGAAAGCCTTATTAACAAGATCGATGACTATCTTAATTATGTCGTTGAATCATGGGTTGAGGAAAATCAGGTTGCAGTAGATACTAAACTTCGCACTGAAATCGCTGAAGGCTTTATGGGTTCTCTTAAGGATCTGTTTGTTGAAAGCTATATTGAGGTGCCTGAAGCAAAAACTGATCTGTTTGATGAGCTTGAAAAAGAATCTCTAGAGGTTAAAGAATCTCTAGAAATCGCTACTAACGAAGTGGCTGACCTTTCCGAAAAGGTTGAGGAGCTTACACGCGCTAAAATTCTTGCAGAGCAAACTAGAGATCTTGCTTCTACACAAGTAGAAAAAATGAAGGCTCTTACTGAAGAAGTTGAATTTGTATCCGAAGAAGCATTTGCTGAAAAGGTTGCAACTATCAAAGGTTCAGTATTTAAGTCTTCTTCAAAATCAGAAGATATCGTTGAAGATACACATTCAGAAACTGAAGTTATCGTAGAGGGTGAATCAGGTATTAATGAGAATGTCTCTAATGACATGAAGAAATACCTTTCGGCTCTTACGCGAATCAAAGAAAATAACCCAAACGGTAAATAATTTACCACACTTACAACAACAACAAATAGAAAAATATTAATATGTTTAATTCAGAAACAGACATGAAAAAGTGGGCTCCAGTGCTTGATCACTCAGACGCTGCTCCCATCCAAGACAACTACCGTAAGGCTGTTACAGCTAAGCTTCTTGAAAATACAGAAATCGCTCTTAAGCAAGAGTCTTCTGCATACGGTTCTCTTAACGAGAATCAATCAACAAGTGCTGTAAGCAACTTCGATCCAGTTCTTATCTCTCTTGTACGTCGTGCAATGCCTAACCTTATCGCTTATGATATCGCAGGTGTTCAGCCAATGTCAGGTCCTACTGGCCTCATCTTCGCTATGAAGAGCCGCTATAACGACGGTGCTGCAGAGTCTCCAGCTTCAGATCTTATCTCCACAGGTGATACAGAAGCTCTCGGTCTCAACGAGCCTAATACAGCTTTCTCTGGTACTGCAGGAACTACTGCTGGTGTTGATGGAGAAGCTATCGTCACTGCTACTGGTGAAGTTCTCACTGGTTCTGGCTTCGGCGATATGGGTTTCACAATCGAAAAGGCTACTGTAGAAGCTAAGACACGCGCTCTTAAGGCTGAATACACAATGGAGCTTGCACAAGATTTGAAGGCTATCCATAACTTGGATGCTGAATCAGAGCTTGCTAACATCCTTTCGACTGAAATCCTTGCTGAAATCAATCGTGAAGTTATTCAAACTATCAACGCAGTTGCTAAGCCTGGTTTCCAAAATGAGGTCAACTCTCCTGTAAACAATACCTTTGACCTTGCATCAGATGCTGACGGTCGTTGGGCAGTTGAAAAGTTCAAGAGCCTTATGTTCCAAATCGAGATTGAAGCAAATACTATTGCTAAGCAAACTCGTCGCGGTAAGGGTAACTTCGTTGTTTGCTCGAGCAATGTAGCTTCGGCTCTTGCAGCTTCAGGTGCTTTGGATTACGCTCCAGCTCTTGCAACTAACCTTAATGTTGATGACACCGGTAACACTTTCGCAGGTGTTCTTAATGGTCGCACTAAGGTTTACATCGACCCATATGCAGCTGCTGACTATGTAACAGTTGGATATCGTGGAACTAATCCATACGATGCTGGTATGTTCTATTGCCCATATGTACCACTTACTATGGTACGTGCAGTTGATGAAGAAACCTTCCAACCGAAGATTGCTTTCAAGACTCGTTACGGCATGCAACAGAATCCATTCGTCGGTACAACTACCGGTGTTGGTTTAGTTAATGAAAATCCTTACTTCCGTAACTTCAGCGTTGCTAATATCAACGTTGCTTAATTAAGTAAGTTTAACACTCAACTTTAAGTGGAGGTCTTTCGAGACCTCCACTTTTTTTGTATAAATACAGGTATGACACAGCTAACAGATAACTTTAATATGCTATCTCCTACGGGTTTTAGACTAACAATTGAGGCACCCACGTTCTCAAACTTAGAATACTTTATAACAACAGTCAATCTACCTACAGTCAATTTGCCTGAAGTTTCGGCTGGTTATAAGAACTACCAGGGCTTCGTAGCAGGTGATACTCTTACGTACGATGCAATTGATATACAATTTCTTATCGATGAGGATATGAAAAATTATGTCGAGGTATTCAATTGGATGAAAAGTAATGCAAATGATAACACTTCGACTAAACATGATATCATTTTAACGATATTGTCTAGTCACAATAATTTAAATAAGCAAATTCGATTTGTCCGTGCAATTCCAACTTCTTTGGGAGGTGCAGAGTTTACTACTCAAGCAACAGATATTGAATATCTGCAAGGTACAATATCATTTAGGTACGATTACTTTGAAATAATTGCGTAGATTTACTTTATAAATAACTATATATTATGATACTTGATGAAATACTAAAAATGTGGGGTGAAGATGTTAAAATCGACGACCTCAATCTTGATGAAGAAACAACGAAGTCTGCCAAACTTCACTCTAAGTACCTTGAGTTATTCTCTCTAGCTAAGTTACAATTGAAGAGGAATGAGATGGAACTTAATACAGTTCGTAGAGATAAATGGCTTTACTATAACGGTAAGATGACAAAGGAAGAGATTGATAAAAGATCGTGGAAATATGATCCATTTGATGGTATGTCAAAGCCTTTAAAATCCGATATGGAAATGTTCTATAAAACTGATGAAGATATCGTTCGTGTAACAGGTAAAATTGAATACCAAAAGACTATGGTGGAAACTCTCGAAGAGATTATGAATAACCTTCGGTGGAGGCATGGTCATATTAAGAACATCTTAGAGTTCAAAAAGTTTACATCTGGAGCGTAACTTAATAATATTAAGAACATGCTCAACATACGCAAAAAGGATGAGGCTAAAATAGTTATCGAATCTAATGATTCTGGTATACTAAGAGAGCTAAGCGAATATTTCACCTTCTATGTTGAAGGCTATAAATTTATGCCTGCGTATCGCAATAAAATGTGGGATGGAAAGGTTCGACTATTCGATATGCGATCTCATCAATTGCCATTTGGGTTGTTGGGTAAGGTAGCAGAATTTGCAAGCGCTCGTAAGTATGAGCTTACTGTTGATCCTGATATACGACCAACTCTTAGCGCGACTGATAAAGAACTCGACCAGTTTGTTAAAAATCTTCCGCTGTGTTCAGGAGGTAATGTAATTCAAGCGAGAGATTACCAAGTAGATGCCTTTAAAAAGGCAACTCAATCGCAAAGGGCAATCCTTCTTTCTCCTACTGGATCTGGCAAATCTCTAATAATCTATATGCTATCGCGGTACTTTTTGTCAAAGGATATGGATAGAAAGGTGTTAATCGTGGTTCCTACTACTTCGTTGGTTGAACAGATGACAAAAGATTTTGCTGATTACTCTTTAAATGATGCTGAGTTTGATGTTGAAGAAGATGTACACAAAATCTATTCTGGTAAAGAAAAATTCGATATTGATGCAAGTATCGTTATTACTACATGGCAGAGCGCAATTAAACTTCCTCTCGATTGGTTTATTTCTTATGGTATGGTTGTAGGTGATGAAGCTCATACATTTAAAGCAAAGAGTCTAACCACTATAATGGATCGTTTGAATAAAGCGTATTTCAGAATTGGCACAACTGGTACTCTTGATGGTGGCAAAGTTAATGAATTAGTACTAGAAGGAAGCTTTGGTCCTACATATAAGGTAACATCAACGAAAGAATTGATTGATTCTGAAACATTAGCTGATTTAACTATTCAGTCTCTTGTTATGAAATATCCAGACGAAGTCAAAAAGATGATGGCAAAAGCCAAATATCAAGATGAAATTGGCTTCATTGTATCATATGCAAATCGTAATAAGTTTATAACAAATCTTGCATTAGATCAGAGCGGAAA